GTTGAAATTATCAACCGTGAACGGCTCCGCGGGGGTATCAAACAGAAACTCAAGCGGCAACACGTCGTGCGTCCATCGCCCGTCTTGAATGGAATAGATAAGCAGCTCGCTGATTAGCTGCGCGCTGCCGGTCGGGAAACCCCACACCACGATTTTGCGGGCGTAATCGATGCCGCATGATATCTTGTGCCGGAAAGCGTAGTTGAGATTTGACGTAAAATAGTTGTCCACCTTGCCATAGCCGATGGGCGTGCTCGATTGGCCATCAAATGCATAAAACCCATCATCCGACGCGTAAAATATAATGCGGCCCCACGCCACCGCCGCGTTGCGCGCAACGGCACCGCGAGCTTTTTCGACATAATCTTGGCCAAAATCCCAGATTACCGGCGGCCCAACATATATCGCACGTCTAATTGCGCGCTCTTGAAATATCGCGGCGTAATCCAGGCCAATAAGGCACATAATCTCCCCGCGTTCCTGATCGAGCTCTTGATTGCCCGCCTGCGTAACGGGATCGGGCACCCAATCGGTGCAATCGCCGAACGCGGACCAATACACGGTGAAATCTTTGCCCAACCACACAAACTCACTAACGCGGGCAACGCTCGTTGCGCCGTGCGGCGGCGATCCGGCGAGGTTGCCGAAATCGGTGCTGGTGCCCATGATGTAATGTTGTGGGTCGACGTTGGCGCTCACCCCGATAACGTTGTTGCCGAACTGGCAGAATTGCCACGTGTCGCTGTCGCCAACCGAATAAAACCCCACCTTGGATAGGTCGACGGCTTGGCGGCTTTCGAGCCTATAGAGCCGATTAGCGTCGCCAAAAAATATGTGCGGCGCCGTGTCGTTGTCATAGAACGTATCGGCACCAAGCACGACATTAGCGGCGCCGCCGCCATAGCTATAGGCGGTCGTACGCAATGACGTCGCAAAGCCTTGGTTGTAAGCGGCGGCCGGCGGCGTGAAGCCGGGGTTATATGCGGCGGCCGGCGGTGTAAAATTGGATGTCCAGCGCGCGACGCCTACCGACAAACGAAACTCGTCAATCCGTCCTGTCCATAGCGGATTAAAGGCACTGCCGCCGCCAAGCTCGCCAGCGCTGCCAATGTAGAGGCCCACCGGGCTATCTTGCACAGAGCCAACCGCCCCGCCTGAAGCCTCTAACCGGCCATCGATATACATGCGGAAACTGGTGCCTGATCGCACCGCCGCGACATGATGCCAGCCGGTGTTTATGGTGTCGGTGAATTGCGTTGTGCCCGGATTACTAAATTGCGCGTTGCCTATCCAGAAATCAAAGCTGATGACGTTGGCGTTTGTGCGGTAAATCATCCAAGCGCGCTCTAGATTGCTGCCGGTGTTTGAACCTTGGCCAGCGATCAGCGCGAAGCTACCGGCCGTGGCAGTGCACTTGAACCAACAGTCAATTGTAAAATCGCCGCTGCCTAACGTAAAATCAGTGCTGTCCGGCGTGCTGATGTAATCGCCAGTGCCGTCAAGTAGTAACGATGCGTTGCCAAATTTACTGTCTGCCGCGTCTAATTTTGCGTCGCCATTCGCCGTCCATGCGCGCGGGACACCGGAATTACCGTAGTGATCGGCGATGGTGGCTAGGCCTGCGCCACGGTTCATATGCAAGAGCACTTTCGTAAAGCTGTCCGGCATGTCCGCGCTAGCGGAAAACCTATCGACACCAACGCTTAGGCGGTATTCATCTAGCCAGCCTTGCCAAGTGCTGGCGCCGCTTTCCGCGCTAATCGTGCCGACGCTCCAAATTGCGCCCGCAATGTCGTTGACGGCGCCAGTAATGGGCGTACCGATGGCCTCTAATAGGCCATCGATAAACAAGCGCACCGTCGTGCCTAAGCGAGTAAGTGCGCAATGGTGCCAACCCGTATTGATTGTGTCGGTGAATTGCGTTGTGCCCTGAACAGTGAAGCCGGCGGCCCCGATGCAGATAGTAGCCTGTATTTGGTTAGTTGGATTACGGTACATGATTATGGAAGTATCGATTGCGTTCACCGTCGAACGCTGTCCGGTAAGAACACGAAAGCCGCCACTCACTCCGGTATTCTTAAACCAAAAGTCAATCGTGAGGTCGCTGGTGCCGAATGTGAAAGTGGAACTGTCCGGCGTGCTGAGATAATCGCTATTGCCATCGAATAGACCCGACGCGCCGCCAAATTTACTGTCCGCCGTGTCAATCTGGACGTTGCCGTTGGCGGTCCAGGGGGTGATTACCACCGAGTGGTCATAATGATCAGGAAACGTCGTCGCCGTGTCGGCGCCGTTCATATGCAACAAAATCTTGGTGAGGCTGTCTGGATCGGACACGCTGGGGTATCTGTTGATACCAACGCTGACGCGAAACTCGTCAATCCAACCAACCCAAGTGGCTATTGCGCCGGCACCAGTTGTGCCGACGGCTAAAACTGATGGCTCATTGACGGTGCCGGTAAATCCAACTGATGCCTCAAGTAGGCCATCGATATAGAGCTTGACGGTCGAGCCGGTGCGCAGCAAGGCGAGATGATGCCAACCGGTGTTGAGTGTATTGGTAAATGGTGTGACGCCTTCCGCCGTTACAAACGTCGTGCCGTTTGACACCTCAACGCGGATGCAATCCGTAGCCTGATTGCGATACACAAACCAGCCGCGATCCGTCGCGCCGGTAAAGCCTGTCGCCTTGCCAAAAAGCGCGTGGTGCGCGAGCGCATCGTGCGCGAGGTTACACTTGAACCAGCAATCAACGGTCCAATCGCCGGAGCCCAGCATCGTGTCCGCAGCGTTGGGCGTGCTGATGTAGTCGCCGGCCGCGAGTAGCATGGATGCGCCGCCGAACTTGCTGTCGGCCGTATCAATCTGAGCCGTGCCGGTGCGCGTCCACACGTGATTGGCGGCGGCATCATCAAACGTCGTCGCCGCGTCGGGCCCGTCGAGATGGAGCAACACCTTGGTGTAACTGTCGATGTCCGACGGCGGCCCATAAGTTTGAATATCGGGAAATGGCGCATACTGGCCGGCAACCGAATAGACGCCTTTGGCTTCCGCGGTCGGGTTGGCGCGGTCGGATTTGTCCGGCTGCCACTCATCAAAGCCGATGGGATTTGGGTCGGACATTTACAGGTTCCACGCTCGTTGGGTGCCGGTAAAGGTCTTGGCCGCCATCTTCCGTTCAAGCTGCCATTGCGCCTCCGATATAGCCTCGGACGCGTTCGCCTTGCCCTCCGCGTCGCGCAAGATGTCGCGATACAGCATGAATTTCGCTTGCGCGCGGATCAGCGCCGACGGCGGCACGCCGCTCGTCCAAGAATTGGCGTCGGCATCGTTGACGAGCGGATGCGGGCCGAGCCGGCCGAGCGCGTCAATGTTGAGCGAATAAACCGCATCGGGAACCGGGAACAACCGGAGCTGATTGCCGTGCGCAAACGCGTAGCTGTCGGGCTGGCCGAGATACTGCGACGCCGGGACCGCGTTGCGGTCAAACCATTGCATCGTGCGCGGTGTTAGTGGGTAAAACGAATTGCCGACGGTGACTGTAATGCTATCCAGCTCTAGCACCATCTCGCCGGTTAACAGCGCCGAACCGTCATTAAACAGCAACGTCGGCGCGACTACCTCGTAATATTCTTGTGCGCGCACCGTGCGGAGCAAATAGCGGCGCTCGTTAAAGTGGAAGCGCTCGCCTTCCCACGTGACGATGGCGTCATTGATGGCGTTTTTGATTTGCGTTGCTAGGTCATCGCGCACGATTTCATCCGCAATACGCTGCTGCATGATCAGAAACGTGGTCACGCGTCACCTCAAACGAAAAAGGCGCCAGCCGAAGCTGGCGCCAGTTCCTGGGCACTGCTTATGGAGTTTCGTCCGGCGGGATAAAGCCGACTTGCAAATCGGCCGTGCCCACCGTGCCACCCGTGACGGTGAACGTTGCGAGCACCTCAATATCCGTGTCCGGGCATACCGTAGTGCCGGCGACGAGCGCATTTGAAGTGACGCCCGTCGCAGCGAGACCATTGGCGGCCGATGCCACGATGCCGGCGAGCGTGCCGGTAACACCGAGCGAGAACACTGGCGTAGTGCCATCAAACGCCACCCGCACCGCCGTCAACGAGTTGATAATGTTGGAACCGGCCGGGATTTTCCCGACCGATATTGTTTGTGAGGCGCCACCCGCGCGGGTGAAACGCCGACGCAAGTAAGCAATCTGCTGACCGACGGGTTTACGTGCTGTTGAACCTGCTGCCATGTCCGTTACTCCATTTAGCTGACGTTGCCGGCAATGGCTTTTGAGGACATAACAACGGTGCCAAAATCGACGCTGTTATAAACCGACTTTTTAAGGCCAGAAATACACCCTGCCTTTACCCCTAATTTGTTCCCGTAATCAAACATCTGCTCAAACCAGTCGTAACTATTCTTATCGTGGCCTTGGCCGAAACCAGCCACGGCACATTGCGCGCCGCATAATATTGCACGACGCGCGGTAGTAACTGCGGTGCCGGAGGCAACGCTCGAAACACCCTGCGGCACGCGATAGCTTTCGTGGAGGATGCACCCATTGTAAGTGCCCAAAGCGCCCGTAAATAGCGGGTTTCTGGCACTTCCGGTGCCTTGCAAAAATGATTTCTGCAAGTCATACCACGTGACTTGCGCGGTGCTCGTGACCGGGAACGCGCGCAGTGACGTGGTTTGGTATGGGTGAATAAAAACGACAAACCATTTTTCGCCGTCGATTAACAACGGACGAATTGGAGGGGTGCCGGTTTTAGCTAATTCCACCGCCTTATCAATCAACGTCAGAGTAAAGACGTCGGTAACGCCAGCGGCGGAATTCATACCTTGGTCAGTGGTATTAGTTCCAGGCCAAACCTGCCGGGTTGGTGCGGTAATCGGGTTGTGGCCGGTATACCTAGTATCAGTTTGCGGCTGGTAACCCGCAGCCTGATTGAAAAACCAAGTATCCCACCTGTCCGCCCACCAATCAGACAAACCCATCATGCTTTCTTCGCGAATAGAAAACGGAATTCTTTGTTCCGTCATTTTCCCTTCGCTGCGGACCGCATGCCTGAGCTGATTGATGATTAGGTCGTCGGTATAGGTCGAAAGGCTTTCCTCGTTGCCTTCCTGGGTTGCGTCACCCTGCACGCCGTCGCCAGTTAGCTGCATGCGCAGCGTGACGCGGATACGGTCGCCGGGTTCTTTGTTGGTCTCGGGTTTGACTTGGATCATGGCGTCGCTGTCAGGACCCATGAACGTCTTGATATAGCATTTGCGCAAAGCCTCACGAGCCAGCTTGCGGCTCCAGAGCTTCACGGCTTCAGCGGCATTAACGCCATATGCTGTGTCAGCCATGACTGGGCACACCTATAGTCAGCCCCCGGCCTATCGCCGGGGGAGTTGATGGGGTTGGGTTGGGTGCGCGGCTGTCGTGCCGTGCGGACGGGTGTGCCTGTTTGTCGACACAGGCTGGACGAGTGCCGCGGGCTATCGCCCCCGCAGCCTTAGCGAACTGTTATTAGAGTTTGCCGGCCGCCTTCATGCGGTCCCACTCTTTGTCAAACGCCTCTTTGTCCTCAAGCCACAGCTCGGACAGGTCGTTTAACGTCATATCGTTGCTGCTCTTGCGCCCCTCGCCGCCGCTGATCGTCAGCGCGGCTTTCTGGCCGCGCTTGGCGGCCTCGATTTGGCCATTGCC